AGTGGTCGTCGTGAATTGGATTATGAAACACCTGGCAGAAACGCACACGCCGATTATATCACGGCTCATACAACTAGTAATAAAGTTGTTGATTGGAACGAGGTTGCAACCTTGATTGATCCTGAAATCATCGAAGAGTGTACACACGAAACAGAATCGACAAACTGGCCATCTGTTTGCAAAGACGCAAAAATTGAACCATTAGTGACCAAAGAGGGGACGCCATCGGTATCAATCAAGCTGAAAAAATAAATAAGTAATCAAACCAGCCTTTGCGGTGGGTGGTCAAACCGCTGAAAGAAAGCGAGGAAGAATAATCATGGATGATCGGAATTTAGAAGATTGGAGACTGAACCCTCCTGATTATGATGAGATGCCAGATGAGCCAGAAGTTGAGAATTGTCCGTTTTGCGGGAAAGAACCAAAATTGAATTTTGATTATAACGAGTGGTGGGTAGAATGCGCAAATAAAGAGTGCTGGCTAAGTGAATCTGGATATACCAGCGTTGAGAATTGGAGTAATAGGAACGGGAAAGAAAGCGAGGAAGAATGACAACTATATTGTCACTAAATGATTGGTTTGAAGTTGTTAGAAGAGGTACTTCTGGTGACCAGGTTATTGACATTCTTTATTCTTGGAAAGAACAATCTGAAAAAAAGGATGCGGAGCTTGAGAAAGATATTGAGGGGTTGAAAAAAATGTTGGCATATATTCGGGACTATTCCGATGAAGGTATAGATGAGGATTTGAATGGATGGTCTCGTGTAAAACAAATTCAGATGCTTGCCCAACAAGCCCTGAACGAGGTGAAGAACTCTAAAACAGACTACAAGGAACATTTATTAAATATACCAGAAAATGAATATCGAAGATTACACGAAGGTAGATGGGAAAATGACGAAATCGAACGGCAAGCAGCGGAGATTGGGCGATGTATCAAAGAAATCGAAAAATTTGGTAGTGTTGCTAAATGCGTTTTACCGCACAATACTCCCGAATTTATGGATTACTTTTTGTCAAAATTCAAAGAGTTTGATGATTTTCATACTGATTTAACTAACGGAAAAAAGGAGGATTGAATGAGTGATTTAAATGCACAACAATGGCATGACAAGATTTTTAATGAAGGTGTTAGTTCGCTAGAGGTTTGGGCGATTATTGAAGATTTACGCAACCGTGAAACCGAGCTAGCCGCCGCTAATGGTTTATTACGTTCTGCTTTTCAGATTGCTAAACGAGATGGGAAAGACACCAATTGGGAAGCCTGGCGGAAGCAGCTTGACATCGCTTTAGTACGACAACATAAGCTAATGCATGGGAAAGAAAGTGAGGAAGAATGAAAGCTAGTAAAGAATTAAAACCGTGCCCATTTTGCAACAAGCAAGACCTTAAAATCGTGCCCGATCCTGGGGATGAAAAATATTACCACATCGTTTGTGAACATTGTGGAAGCTTAATCAACGGGTACAGGTACATTGAGAATTTGCAAATACATTGGAGTATGCGCCCGATTGAGGATGCACTACAAGCAGAGATTGAGCGGCTGAAAGCACGTGTGGCAGAGTTGGAAGCACAGCAACGGTGGATTCCTGTAAGCGAGAGATTGCCGAAACACAATCAAGAATGCATAACTGTGCATGAATTACAAGGATATGTAGAAATTTTAGGTTTTCGAACGCATGAAAACAAACAGCCAGGTGATCACGTAGAAAAAAACACGTTTGTTACGAAAGATGATTATGGATATGAAAAATCAATAAAGATTACTCATTGGATGCCATTACCAATTTTTCCAGAAAGCGAGGGAGAATGAGACAAACTATATTCACGGAAGATGTAATTGCTAATTATCGAAATCACTTAAAATTATCAAAAGAGAATAAGCTAGGTTTTGTGTCGTTTACAGATGAGCTGCTTGAATTAGCACTAGAAGAAATTGAGCAGCTGCAAAACAAAATATCTGAATGTGAATCCGCCTTGCTATCTATGGTGACACAATATCTTTATACCCCGCTTAGTCCAAAAACACTCGAGCCAATGGAGAACACATACACCCATGATTTCATGTCAGCAGGTGAAGAAGTCTTTGCATACCTGGTTGAGCATGGGCTTGCAGAATGGTCGAATGATAGGCATTGGGCGATTAGGATGAAAGAAAGCGAGGGAGAATGAAAAAAGCTAAATACAAGCTTAACCAAACTGTGAAAACAACCGTATCTTTACTTTCTCAACGTAGAGAAATTTTACCGGCTGGGTCAATAGCGTACATTTATGAAATAGAGCCTATGGGTGTTCGGAGAACACCGCCGGTTTATAAAGTTCTTACGTTGGCTGGTATGTTCCGTGTGCAAGAACAAGACATAGAAAGCGAGGGAGAATGAAAACGTTCCTGATCATCCTTACATCTTTCCTAGTAGCACTAATCATTGGAGCCTACCTGTACGCGCGCATCTTCGTTTCCATGCTGCAACCTGGTGGGGAGTTGGAATGAAGCCAGAACTTGAGAAAATACTGAGTACGGAATTTCATTTTTACAAAGGCCATTTTGGTATGGGCTTGCCGTTCGAGTGCGGCGATGGTTGGTTTGACCTGCTGTATCAGCTCTCGAAAGATATACAGGCGTTGATAAACAGCGGCGTAGAAATACCGGAGTTTGCCGTGTCACAAGTTAAAGAGAAGTTTGGCACTTTGCGATATTACTACTACGGCGGATCGGATGAAGTAAGTGATCTGGTCCAGAAAGCCGAAGAAGCCAGCGCTAGCATCTGTGAAGTGTGCGGCAAGCCAGGTGCATGCAGGAAAGAAGGCGGATGGTATTCTACGCTATGCGACGAGCATTATAAAATATCGCCACGCTAAGAATATTCCGTTGTGGTGTTCGCTCACACCTCAAAAGCCAAAAACAAGCCATTTGGGCGGTTTAGGTATTCACATGTCAAAACGGTATCTGTATCTAGGTATATAACGTTTTCCAACCAACTTAATTCAGTTTGAGAGGCTTTTAAATAACATTCAGATATGCATGCAGTTCCTGATTTTACGCATGAAGCAGAATTACCGCTTTTTTAATATCAGCGGATTATTATATGTCGCTGTGTTACGATGTAACACGCATTTGAGCCTATTAGGGCGTATTTACTCTTGGGCGATCCTACGGGAATTGTATTTAAAACGCGGGAAAGTGCGTATTTTAAGGCTTGTAGGTACGTGTGGATATACATTATCAGAATAACAACTTAAGCAAACGTGTATATTTGCCCATGCTTTTGGCTGCTTTTCACGCCATGCTGCTAATACGAGTTTCAATTTTCCTGATATTGCCTATTGACAAGTGTATTACTTTGTGCTACAATGTATATAAGGTTGAATAACAAATAACAAACGGAGGAAATAATGAAAGGCACAATTTTTGCAAAACTCGATAAAGTAACGAAAGATAATAGCACCACTTACAATGTGTATCTAACTGGCGATACCTACAATGCCAAAGAGCTCATCAAATCATTAGGTTTTACCTGGAGCGCAAACGATGACCAACGCGAGATCAATCGCCCTGATTTTGGTGGAGCATGGAAATCAGAAACTTACACAGACGTAACCGCGATTAAAGCGTTTGTTGCGAATCTCCGCACTGAAATGAAAAAAGCCGAATACATCTTACAGCCAATCTAATAAACTTAGCACTCGAAACCGGCTCCGGCCGGTCGGCAGGAAATCGGCCTGTCCTGATGAGAGAAACCAAACGGAGACACAATGAAAAACGCTTACAGTTTTAGACTTTCTGACGAACTTATCAACGCCCTGGATCGGGCAGCCGCTGACCAAAATCGCACACGCGGGAATCTGGTCGAAACTATTTTATTATCTGCTATGGAGGAAAAAATGAATACCTATCTCATAAACGGAAAACTCGTTGAATTATTGCAAGACCCTTATCTTGACGGGACAAACGATGATCCCTATTATCGTGCAAGCGGACGACTCGCAGATGGAACAGAGGTTGAAGTCCATTGGCAAATACTTCCAGGCTTTGACGGCGACGACGAATCAAATGCCTGCGATTGGGACAAGGGCTATATCGCATAGTGATCACCGCACATTACCACAGAGACCGGTCTAACAGCCGGTCTTTTTTATTGCGCGCACAAAGTTGGTATGAAAAAGTGTAGTCATCAGCGCATTATAGGTACATGAAACGTGGATCAACTAGCAAAACCTGAAAAATTAATACATGATAGCCTTATCATGCACAGAAAACTTGAAAATTGATACATGAGAACGGTTTGTTATTATCTGGCGAGGTTTTAATGATTATTAAAATAGTATGCTTGTCCAGGTCGCTCAATTTGCGTGATGACAACACCGAAGTCCCAAGGGAATAGCTCGGTAAACACTCACTCCACGCATATGTTTTAGTGACGAATTGCCCTCGATGCAAGCATACCATTACAAATACTGATACCCTTTCGGATAGAGCAGCGACAACTAGATTATAGCACGATTGTCAAGCCTTAAAACCACCAGCCCCGATTATATGTCAGGGCTGGCTTCGTAATGAGGAGAGAAGGAGGAAGATGAATGCTTAGAATGTCTTTTCGTAACTGATAACCGCTGGCTTGCTTTTTGCATCGTTACCGATCGTAAAGTTTACACCGCCTAACGGCGTGGGACTGCCCATTGTTGCATATTCCCATGACAAGCCTTCTGCGTCCTGAATGTATGCAGCTTTATAGCCTGGCGTTCTAATATACAATTGCGTGCTGTGTTCGATGTTCCCCTTGCCATTCAGGCGTTCACGCGCAACCGGATGGACATATTCTTTGTGATTGTGCCCGAAGTGGACTACATCAGCATCGGGAATTGTTGCGGCGGCTCGTTTGTCATCCATAATGCCGTCACTAACAAACGCGCTGGCACCCTTGCCATGATGGTACCGATATGCAACACGCCCTTGTGATGTCTTTCCAGATTGAAACATAAATCTAATCCAGCCACCATAACCGCCAGTCTGTATCTTGTGTTCCTTGCCATTATTCAGCGCGCCAACCATGCGTGAAAGCAGGTCGGTACCATGATGTCTGATGACGCTTGTCTCATGGTTTCCATAACCAAATAGTAGCAAACTTTCTTGATATGGCTCTAGAAATTCAACCGCGTGATCAACTAACAAATCAAAATACTTTTCAGACTTCAATTCAGGTCGCAACTCGTCCAGCCTTCCGCGTGGATCGCGTTTGCCCTGCATTGCATCAACCCAGTCACCGGCGCATATAATCCACTCACCGTCACGTTTAGCACGGTCTAGGTCACGCTTTAGCAACTTGCGGTCACAGTAGATGCTGTCAAAATGTACGTCTGATATTAGGAATACTCTTTGTTTGAAATCAGCTATTGCGCTGTCTGGCATATACACAGATGTAACGACGCCGCTTTTCACGACCTTGCATTCTGCTAAGTCCAATGTTTACCCCTTCGTCTTTGCTTCGAATAAATTCGGTTGTTGTTGTGCGTCATGTATTCTTTTTTCTGCAATCTTATAATAACCTTCGTCGATCTCGATCCCGATGAAATTTCGTCCGGTTTGTACACATGCCACGCCCGTAGTTCCTGAACCCATGAAGGGGTCAAGGATTGTGTCGCCTGGATTAGTGTAGCGATTTATCAACTCTATCATCAGTTTTATTGGTTTTTGTGATTTATGCCCAAATAATTTATCTTGTGCAAATTGCGCCCTAACGGAATTATTGATTGATATAAAATTGAACATTCTATATTCTTTGTTTCCGTTTCGCTCATATATTTTTTCATAAAAGGAACCTAAACCGCCAGCGCGCTTATCCCAAATATGAATTGCAGTATAATCTAATGGAAATTCAACTTTAGCACTCCAGAATATAAGTTGTCTGCAATCAAACTTATTTAACGGCTCTAATAATCCATCAAAGTATTTATATTCTTCTGCATAATAATCAGGATAAGGCGGATCTGTTATCACCGCATCCACGCTCTTGTCCGGCATGCCTCGCATTACGTCAAGGCAGTCACCCAGAATTAGTTCTACAGTCATAGTCGCGCCTTTGCTTCAATCTCATTCAGCTTGCCACGAATAACCGCAAGCTCCGCGCTAATGTCGATGGGTTGCGGCTCTGGGTTGGTTTCAGGTGGTATAGGTTCAGGAACGATTTCAAGAAACGCACGTAATGTTTCAAGATCACCCTCGAACCAATTCAAATCAATGCTACCACCAGGCGTGCCGAACTCTTTTCCGCGCCCATTACCATCGGCTGAAAACTGCCAGATAGTTTGTGCTGTCCAGGGAGCAGGCATGTAAGTAGGACGGTTATAAAGCGTGTTCGACTTCCAAGTGTAATCAGCAACCCATAACGGATATTTATTCATAAATTGAATATATTTCAAGTTGAAATGATCTGTATACCATTTTCCGGTATAAATAATCGGGGTTCTTCCCGTTTTATTGCCAACATAATCAAGCCATGTTTGTGCTCGCCATGCAAAGTCTGAATACTTACCAGTTATAAATACGTTCTGTTCCTCAAAATCTAAAATAGGAGGAAAGTCAAATGGAAACCTATTGTATCTTTCAAGATAGTAATCAGCTGCCACTTTCGGATCGATACTCGCCTGTAACCAATGGTAACAACCGGTCAATAGTTTCCCATGTGCAATTGCCGCTTTTGAAAACGCCATAAATCTTGTATCTTCATATTGGATTGGCGAAGATATGTAAGCATCGGTCGCCTTTGTAATCCAGAAACGCGCTCCCGCGTTATACATCGTATCAAAATTGATACTACCAGCCCAGTGGCTTGTATCTGTGCCAAGAACTTTTTCAGTCATTCTTTCCTCCTTGTTATCATTATGGCACAATTCCGTAAATATGGAATTCCATATTTACTCGTCGGCTTCTATTGTTCCAGATATTGTCAGGTTTACTTTCCACTTTCTCGGAAAGTTTGTAGGTGTGGTGGCCGGAGGTACAACCGGAGGTATAACTGGTGGCTCAACTGGTACTACAGGCGGCTTCGGCTTGACCACACCCTCGTACAATAGACTAGGATCATTAGCGTACATCCCAAACTCATACTCCCACCAAGCGGGTACACCAATGCCCGTCAATTCGCTTGGTTTTACGACTGTTGGCTGGCATAACAATATCTCGTAGTCTTGCAGCAGCCGCAAAGTTTCCGTGGAATTGGACTTCATCCAGGCATCCCATGTTGATAGGATAACCCGCAGTAATGGTTTCAGCTTTGGTTTGTAGTTTTCGGTTATGTAAATTCCGTGCGTGCGAATATGATCCAGACTGTACCTTGTGTCAGAAGGTGCTTCCCAGATGTCAATGATCAGCGGCCAGCCATTATTCCAGTCCCCGTAGTGTAGGTCATTGAGTAAACTCAGAAATGCACTAGCATTCCCGAACACATTTTCCGTGGTCGATAGCACCGGCTGATGGATTACTCCACGTTTCCAACCTTCTAGAGCTTTCCACCTATCTAAAAACAGCGGAGCGATCTGTGTCCCCTTCATCCCGACATTATAAATCACGTCATATTGAGCTGGAATCAATGAGGGTTTGAGTGTTTGATTAAATCCTTTTTTCATCTTATCTCCTCTGTCAGAGCCAGTAGCCCCAAATTTGAAGAAAAATATCCATTGTACCTGCACCTGATGCTTTCACTTGATAATAAATATCACCGTCATCGTTGCATGGAACAATCCCGTCCGACTCTACAAACCCGTCATTCGGAACACCGGTCAGCAATATGGAAACTGGCCCTACACCATCCACATTATTAGGCGATAAAATAGCAAACGTGGTATTCGACGCACTGCCGCTATCCCTTCCAAAAGACCGAACTGAGATTGCCTTCACCCCTGCGGGTGCACCAAAGACAGCAGATAAGTCTATCAATGTTTTTGCAGTTGTGCTGAACGAATCACCATCCCATGCCGTTGAGGTGAGCGGAGCGGCAAGAGGTACGAAAGTTGGTCCTATTTCAATTGTTCTAAGCGCCTGAATTTCCGCTTTCATTTTATTCAGATCACGCATCAACTCTATATCATTCATATCTCGCCTCGAATTGTTGCGGTTACTTTATCGGTTAGTTTTCCATCGTTTTCGCCATATTCAATCAGGTAGCCAAGCACACGGCAATCAAACTCATAACCCGAATCAGAGGCACGCACTTTGTCGCCGTAATTCCAGTGTATGCCGTATTGTGTCCCTTCTGTTTCCACAATGTCAGCCGTAAACAAAATGCGAGGTGCATACTTATCTAGTTCCGATAGCGCGGCACTATCTAACGACGCCTCAACCTCAAGCTGGAAATTCTCGGTTATAAATTCACGTCTCGACCATACCGAATCGTTTAGCCTTTCTGCATTTGTTGCAGATCCAACCACCCGCAAGTCACCTTCACCTTTTCCGGCAACATAGGTAACGGTTATTTCATCCGAGTAATCAAACACAATGGATGGATTAGCCAGATTGCCAGCCTCTGCACTCAGTAATAACCTGTTAGTTATATCAGCCCCCCGTTGGTTGACGTATGTTCTAAACTCTAGTGGCAGGTTGCCCGCGTAATAAGTATCAAACGTCACCCAAGTTCCGGCTTCCCGTGATTGATTGCATATCTTTTGCAGAAGCGGGTATACATATTGGCGGCTAAATGCGCTTGTGATTGTTTCCCCTAATCCGTCATCTGCCTGGATGGTAAACAAAGTCGCCGCAAGATTGCGGTCTGTGTCGGTTGCGTTTACAAAGTTTTCGTCAATTATTTCTTTCATCATATCGCAAGCAACATCAGTTTTACTGGCTTCACTCGACCCAGCGTTATATTCAATCTCTCGCCCATCTAAAATGTAATTCGCATCATAGGCTTTAAGATAGATTAAGTCTTTATTGCCGTCCCGATAATATCGCCATTTACGCAGAAAATAGCATGTTTCCCCATCCAATACCATAGTCTGATTTTGTTCACGCCATAATTCAAGAATCATGTCTTTCTTGAATGTGCCTATTGGATAACGTTCGTCATCCTGCGGAATAATTATTTCAAGAGGCATGTATACGCGGTCTGCTCGACCCGCTGTTAGTTTATTGAATCTGGTCAGCGCAAACAACGCCTGACCAGTATCAGTCTTTATGACAACTTCGTATCTAGGCATATTGTGCCCCATCGATTGAGTGGTAATTATCTTTCCACGTCATAACAATTCCGCTTGCGGCGGTGGTCGCACCGAATAAATACGCGCTGATATTGTTTGAACCTGGCATGAGCGGAAAGTCATAAGATGATCCCTTGAGAACATACGGTAGAATCGAACCGCGCCAGCTGCTGGTCATTGTAATTTGACCTGGTCGCAGATCAAGCGTGATGACTTCGCCAGCCAACAATGTCAGGTCGTCAAAGTATATCGCCTTTCCGGTTGTATAGTTTTTTATCTGCCAAATTGTACCAGGTCCAGTAATCTTGATTATAGGGTAGCTGGTCGCGGTTGATATACCAGGTGTTGTGACTGTAGCGCTGATAGCATTTGTTCCCGCCCAATTACCGCCAACATATAAAGTTCCTGTTCGCTTGTTTATTTTTATTGAATAAATGTAGGCAGATCCATCTTGTACATTTATATCTAATGGGGTATAAAAACTGCCCGTCCAAATTGCCATCCTATCAGGAAACGTTAAATCCCCAGACCCAACAAAAACGCCGCCTGCATAAACGTTTCCGCTTTGATCTATTTCAAGCGTTAAAACAGCATCGCTTAATCCTTTTCCTAAATTTCTATAAGTCAAACCATCCCACATGCAAATATAGTCTGCACTTGTATTACCTCCGGCGTCCGTAAATGTTCCAGCAATATACAAATCACCATTAGATGCAAATGCTAATGCATACGGATAATTATTTAATCCATTACCAAGCGCGCTATAAGTGGTTCCGTTCCATTTACAAATTTTATCGGCTTCCGTAACAGATCCTGCGTCCGTGAAAATACCACCAAGATAAATTTCGCCATTAGGTGCCTCGGCTATGGCAAGAACCCCACCATTCAAACCAGCACCAACGGCAGTAATATTTGTACCGTCCCATTTAGCGATACAATTCGCATTTGCAACGCCAGCTGCTGTGGTAAAATATCCGCCAATATATAGATCACCATCTGATGCAAACAATAACGAAGCCACACTGTTATTCCAAGTATCACCAACGGCGCTATAAGCTGATCCATCCCACCTACAAATGTGATCAGCCTCAGCAACTCCGCCTGCATTTAGAAATGCACCTCCTATATACAAATCGCCATTCGGTGCAAATTCCAGCGCAAGAACGGAATTACCTAATCCGCCACCAACCGCACTAAAGGTTGTGCCATCCCATCTGGCAATTTTCGTTGTATTTGCAACACCACCGGCTGCGGTAAATGAGCCGCCTATATACAAATCACCCGTGATTGGGTGGATGGCCATTGCGGTGACTCCCCCACCAGTTACCCCACTACCGACCGCCGACCAAACGCCATCCGCTGATCGCTGCATGATATTTTTCATGTTCGCAACGGTAGTTTGATACCCCAACACGGAAGCGCTATCAGCAGAACGTTGCATGTAAGACCCTGGCATTTTGAATACCAGGTTGGCACGCTCAAATCTGCGTTGGTTGGCAATATCTAAACCACCCACATAAACACACTCAATATCAACTGGCTCGCTGGCTAAACCACCAGAAGCATCAAGCGCCTGGTAAAGCATGTGTAATGGTCTGTCATAAGGAATCAAATCAGGCTTGATTAAATTGGTAAGCGCGTTTCTGTCTCCCTGAACGTCACCTATTTCGTCGGAGTTGCCACCAAACGTCACCGCGATTGTGAAATATCTTGAGTTTAGATTTGTTCCCCGATAGCGTTCTGTTCCGTCGGTAAGGCTGATAGAATTAATATCTGCGGGTGCAATACCTAAACCGACAACATCTACCTTTTTGCAATAATTGGTAATATCAACAGGTAAACCGCCGGAGCGGGTTGTAGCCAGCCTGAACGAGGTGCTGGCATGTGGCGAACCTGTCCAGCCGTATTGTCTGCGGTTTCGTATAGATTCAAGGTTGTCACCATCAATAAACGTTGTCGCTGATGCCCCCGTTTCAATCTGTACACCGTCAATATAAATAAATCTTGCGGCGGTTGCGGCAGCTCCGGTTTCATGTAATGTCAATGTGCCAGCAAGATCACCGGCAACAGGCGTTATATGACAATGTACTCGCTGCCATTTGTCACGAATAGTCATATTAGCAAGTCCAGCGGTTACGGAAGCGCCAACATAACCAGTCCAGGTAAGCGTTAATTCTGTGCCATCATAGGCGGTTGGAATATAAATATCAACTGCCGCAACATAAGCAGCGGCGGTTAATGTTATGGAATACGATGAATATAGGCTGTTGTTTCCATAAGTTATTTTGCATGAATAAACACCGTGGCTTTGAGCAGCTGATGACAATGCAAGGGTATTTGTACCGCCCGTCGCCCATCCTGTAGTGTTGGTTTCAAAGCTGGGATTGGTGCACAAGTTGGTTGCCGCCTGAGGTTTGATAATATAAAATTTCTCGATTTCTACTGTCATATTATATTGCCATCGCTTTCGTGTATTCTATTGACCTGCTAAACTCATCAGGTGATGAGTTGGAATATACGGTTGTGTAATACGTGTTCCCGGCTTGTTGACCGTCAGCCCCGACATTAGCGCTAGCCGCAACAGTTGGAATATTATCAAATTCCAACTGTGCATGAAAGGCTGGTAATGACGTGCTTGCTATTGATCTCAAAGCATCCTGAATACCCCAAAGCCCTGTCTCAAACGGGGTCGGGCTGCCAGGTGTAAGCCAGGCGGGAAGCCTTAATCCAAGAAGTTTTTCTTGTAACCTTAATACCCAGTTCATAACCGATTGAATAGCATTTCCAATACTAGCAAATGCACCACCTAAACTTTGTAACCACCAGATAGCTTTTTGGATTGCAGAGGCTATAATATCTCTTACCATCACAAGCGTATTGAGAGCATCCGCACCAAATTTCTTTATAACAAAAGCTAACAACCCGAACGCTGCTACCAATGCAATAATCGGCAATCCTACGGCTGCGATAACGGCTGATAATGCCGGTAACACCGTTCCGCTCAAAAATGTTCCAACTGCCCCAAAAGCGGTAGCAGCGGCACCACCTGCCCCGAAGAATGTAATTAATGAACCTATCGCGGTTGTGACTGTCCCTAATGCGACCAATACTGGACCTAACACTGCAATTACACCAAGAACACCAAGTATTGTCTTTTTTGTGGCAGGATCCATAGCGTTGAAATTTTGTAATATTGGAATAAGCTGTTTTAGCAATTCGGTTGTAATCGGTACTAATTCATTACCAAGCGATGCTGACAAGTTTTCCATTTCTGCTTTTGCAATTCTTGTCGCGTTTGCAACTCCGTTTGACGTGTTTATAAAATCGCCCTGAACCTTTGATGTTTGTTCATATATCAAAGTCAGTGCGGCGGTTGCTTTTGCGCTATCATTGATTGACCCAGTTGCATCAGCAAGCCCCATTTCAAGCGCTTTGGCTTCAATCGCGGCGGCGTTTAGTTTTACACCAAATTGCTCTAATGGATTAAATTCACCTTTTAGACCTGATTGAATTGCATTCAATGCCTGGCTTACGTCTGTATTGAAAACAGAGGCTAAATCAGCCGCTCTCTGTGTTAGCTTTAAGGTTTCTTCAGCAGCGCCGGCGGCGTCAAATCCTACATTTTGCAAAAATGCGCCTGTTGTTGTTGCCAATTGGTTAAATTCTGAATTAGCTAATCCAACCGCGTATGATGAAGTTTCACCGAACTTCAATATAATATCAGCGCCTTCTCCAAACACTACATTTACGGCATTTATGCTTTCTGATAAATCTGAAGATGATTTCACCATTTTTGTCATTCCGGCAACAATGGGAACAGTGAAAGCGGCGGTCATAATACCACCAGTTTTCATCATGCTGGCACCGATTTTGCTCAGAGATTTGCCAATATTTGTAGAGGACTTGTCCGCTTTCCCCTCCGCGTCAGTAAGCCCTTTTGTATATTCTGTTGTATCAAGCCCCAGTGCAACCAGCAGCTTTAGAATTGTATTTCCCATTATTCAGGTTCTCCGATCTTGCCGCCTAGTCCGGCTGTTATCATCGCTGCAAAGTTCAGCATCTGTTCAGGTGACTTTTCTTCTTTTTCAAACTTTGGCATGAACTCATCTACAGAGTGAGGCTTGTCGTTTTTCTTTCGGTTCACATTGGCTAAAATTGTGCTGGTAATGGCAGAACCGATGTATTGTGTTTCTTGCCCAAATGGCTCTAGCTGATAATAAACCATCCATTCTGTCAATTCCGCGCTGCTTATTCTGCTAAGCAATTCAGCCCGTGTCATTCTCAACGCTAAGGCTAGTCGGTAGGTGAACCGTCGAAAGGGTCTTTTTTCAGTTCCTCCGCAAGCTCTTCCACGTCCTCATCGGATATACCGGATAACCTTTGAGCAACCGCGAAAACACGCTGTAATGCAGCCGCGCTCTTTTGTGACAATGCCTGTACGTCATTCTCGTTGAATAATCGTTTACCTTTTTCGTCACAAATCGTCATGCTTGCCAGTTTAGCGCGGATATTAGCCATGTTCATTTGCTTATCCTTACCACGCATGGTAATCAATGAACCCTCGAACTTATCGCGCTCCGCTCCGGTCATGCCTTTGACGTAAACAGCAGCATCTTCGCCCCATTCAGGAACAGGCACCTCCTGAGTTTTAATATCATTGGCTTCTAAAATCTCCGTCCTATTTAATATCTTGTACATTGACTATTTCCTTTCTTTGGTTTATAATGAATTTATGAAATATTGGAATAGCGAAGAAATTCATTATTTAATAGAAAACTACGGA